GCTTGGCGTCATTCACAATCGGTATTCCTGATCCATCATAAGGTTTTCTAAATGGCACATCATGAACTTAGTGCCGTTTCTGATGAACACGGTAAAAAGATTGAAAAGAATGGTTTTTCTGTAGACGTACAGAAAAAGGAGCCACCTAAAAAGGAAAAGTAAAAGATGGTCACTCTTGCGGATCGTGTCAAAGTAGCTACTAGCACAACTGGCACAGGAACAATAACCCTTGGTTCAGCGGAGAGTGGCTATCAATCCTTTGCTGATGGTGGCGTTTCTAACGGTGATGTGGTTCGCTATGTCATTGAAGATGGTACGGCTTGGGAGATAGGTACTGGTACTTATACTTCCAGCGGTACAACTTTATCACGTTCACTATCATCTAGTTCTACAGGATCGCTTCTAAGTCTTAGCGGTTCTGCGGTTGTATTCATTAGCCCCAGCGCAAGCGATATTGAGTTAAATCTTACAGGTGGCTTTAGTTCAACCAACTTTACAGCGACATCAGGTCAAACTGAATTTGCTGGTACATATGCTACCGATAAAACGGAAGTATATAAGAACGGCATCTTGCTTGTTCCAACAACAGATTACACCCTTACATCAGCCCTTGTTACCCTAACCTCTGGCGCAACCACTGGCGATATTGTTCAGGTGCATACCTACGGCGGCGGTGTAAACGATGGCTATGAGGAAACCGTATATACGGCTACATCAGGGCAAACTACATTCACAGGCACATTCAACCCATCAGCGGCGGCGGTGTTCTTGAATGGTATTTTGCTTAAACTGACCACAGACTATACAATCAACTCTACAACGGTCACTCTGCAATCAGCGGCAGCGGTAGATGACATTTTGACGGTTGCGCATTACGGCTTCCCTAGCAGTAATTTCAAGTCATTCTTGGATACGTTTACGCTTCCAACATCAGATGGAACTAGCGGTCAGGTGTTGCAGACGAACGGGTCAGGCGTTCTTTCCCTTGCAGACGCGGCAAGCGGCGGTGTTACGACTTATTCAGCGATTGGCGATTTACCCCTTACAGGAAATACAGCGGGCGATATGGCCTATGTCTCAGGCAATAACCGCTTGTATATCAATAATGGTACAGGATGGTACAACATTGCTTTGGTCAATACCAACCCAAGCATTACGTCTGTACAAGATGCTAACAGCAACACATCTCCATTTGTTCTATCAACAGATGGAACTGCTACTGTTATTACAATTACAGCATCTGATCCTGAAGAAGTACCTCTTACATATTCTTACAGTGTTACATCTGGAAGCCTAACTAACGGTGGCGGCACAACAGCGACAGTAAGTCAAGGAACAGGTGCAAATACAAATGTATTTACTATTACCCCTACTAGTAACTTAGATTATTCAGGGTCGTTTACATTGACCTTTACGGCAAGTGACGGAATTAATCAGGCTACAAGCGCATCTTCATTTTCCCTTGCCTTTTCAATAGTCAATTCGAACTATTCAGTCTTTCTGTTAAAGACGGATAGTAATTCTACAGATAATCAAGTTGATGCATCCTCTAATAGTTTGACGATCACTGAAAATGGCGATGTAACATCCACGGCGTTTACGCCACATCACCCCAAAGGATACTCTACTTACTTTGATGGCTCTGATGATAGCCTAGAAATTACAACGTCTGGTGATCTTCAGGCTTTAGGCAGAACTGGTCAAGAGTGTACTATTGAGGCTTGGATTTGGATGGCTTCTGCGCCAGCGTCAGGGTCATATGGAACAGGAATATATTCACAGGGGTCAGCGGGTTCTACTACAGCGGGTACAAATGTTTTATCGTTGGAGGTACAAGAAAATCTTACTATTAGAGGGATGGTTAACGGGAGCTATAACAGCCTTACAAATTGCCCTGTAACTACAGCAACAATTAATGTTAAGGAATGGACACACGTTGCGCTTGTTTTATATAATCAAACGTGGACCATTTATATTAACGGCACATCTTCAGCAACAGCCACAGGATCATATCCCCAAGGAACAACTCATAACACGGCTTACATCGGAAGAATTTTTTACGCATCAACTAGAACTACAGAAGCGTACATCCGTGACTTGAGGGTTACTAGCACCGCAGAATACACATCAAACTTTACACCTACTACTGAAAGTTTAACGGCGGTCACTGGGACAGAGTTGTTAACGTGTCAAAATGCGTATCTTGTAGACAATTCTACCAATAGCTTTGACATTACTGCAAATAACGAACCAGCTACAAAACTATTTACTCCATACGATCACTTACCATATAACAAGTCCTCACACGGTGGTTCTGTCTATTTTGATGGATCAGGTGATTATTTGTCTTGCGGCTCTGGTTCACAATTCGATATGGGAACTGGCGATTTTACTTGGGAGGCATGGGTTTACCCAATGGAAGCCTCAAGATCGCAGCAAATTATTAGTGTAGGAGACAGTAACTCTACAATTTACGGTTTCTATTTTAGGTCTACGAATAAATTTGCGTTTTATGGTAATAGTACACTTTATTTAGAAAGTTCTTCTACATCGTCAATTAATCAATGGTATCATGTAGCAGTTGCAAGAAGCGGAACAAGTCTAGCATTGTACGTTAATGGCACATCTGTCGCAACTGCAACAAATTCAGCCAGCATTGGTTCATCGTCTGAGGGCGGTTATGTGGGTGTGAACTATGGCGTATCAACGCAAAATTGGAAAGGGTATATTTCTGATGCCAGAGTTGTAAAAGGTACAGCGGTTTACACCGCCGATTTTACACCACCTACGATACCACTTACTGCTATAACAAACACTCAGCTTCTTACCTGTACAAATAAGAATAATACATGGGACGCGGCTAGTACTGGTAGTATTAATCTTCTTGAAAGTGGTGCAACACTTTCCACAACAATTACAAAATATGAAAATGAAAGTGTGCAGCTAGATGGAGTAGATGATTATATAGCAATAGATTACACCAATCCGTTTTTTGATGTTTCAACTGGAGACTTCACTTGGGAGGGTTGGTTTAGATTTGAAAATGTTTCTAGTAGCCCTAAAATATTTATTTCTTTAGCCACAGCTACTTCATACTGGCAGGTGTATGCGTATCAAGGTAAATTAACTGTAAGGATTAACTCAAGTAATGCAGTATATGGTCAAGACACTGCTTCACTCAGCAATTCAACATGGTATCACATAGCATTTGTCAGAGAAGGTAATAATTTTACCCTCTATAAAGATGGAACATCTGTAGTAACCGATACTTATAGCGGCAGCATAGGTAATCATATCTCATATGGTGTTGGTGGCCCATCTACACGCATGCAGGGCAATGTCGAAGGTGTAAGGCTTAGTAAATATGCTCGCTACACCAGTAACTTTACACCACCATCAGAGGCACTTGAGGGTTAAAAAATGAGCATTAATAACAATATCTCAAAGTTCGCTAACACGGTTGATAGTTCAGGCCAGATAGATTTTGCAGACTTGGCAAACAAGCCAACAACGCTTGCGGGATACGGCATCACAGATGGTGCAAGCGGGGGTAGCGTAACAAGCTATACAAACGCCTCAGACTTACCCTTAACAGGAAATAGCGCGGGTGATCTAGCGTATGTCGTAGAAACCAATCGCATGTATGTAAACACAGGATCAGGTTGGTACAGCATAAGCCTAGTCAATACTGATCCGTCTATTACATCGGTGCAAGATGCTGGGAGTAACACTTCACCGTTTACTCTTTCAACGGATGGAACCGCAACAGTAATTACAATTACAGCGAGTGACCCAGAAGATGTCCCCTTAACGTACTCATATAGCGTAACCTCTGGTAGTTTGACAAATGGGGGCGGTACGACAGCTACTGTCACACAAGGAACTGGCTCAAATACTAATGTATTTACTGTAACACCAAGCACCACGGAGGCTTATGCTGCGGATTTTACGCTGACCTTTACGGTAAGCGATGGGGTAAATACATCTACAAGTGGGAATTCTTTTTCTCTTAGCTTCGTAACCACAATTACTAATTCTAATTATACGACTTTGTTATTAAAAGCAGATGCTGCCGCATCAGACAACCAATCAGATGCTTCGTCGAATAGCTTGACTATTACAGAAAGCGGGAATGTAACCTCTACAGCGTTCAGTCCTTACCATCCCAAGGGTTATTCAACTTATTTTGATGGGACGGGAGATTATCTAACAGCTAGTTCCAATGTCCATAATGGAATAGGCACAGGCGACTTTACGGCAGAGGCTTGGGTTTATTTGGATGAAGACGTAGGATCAAACAGGGGTATATTCGGTTCTGGGTCTAGTGATAGCGCAGACGAATTTACACTGCTTCTATTGACCAACGGTACTTTGTATTTTGATTACGGTGGTTCTACATCTTATGTTCAATCATCAGCTTCATTTAACGCAAGAACATGGCATCATGTAGCATTAACTCGCTCAGGAACATCATTTAACATTTGGCTAGATGGTACAAGTATTGCATCAGCAACAATCAGTACTTCCATAGGCGGTTCTTCAAACTTTGCAGTTGGTTGGGGTAGAGGTATCGTTTGGAAGGGATACATTACAGATGCAAGGGTCGTCGTAGGCACAGCGGTTTACACTTCAGCATTTACACCACCTACTGAACGTCTGGAAGCAATAACGAACACTCAGTTACTTACATGTCATCTTCCCTATATTGCCGATGGATCAAGTAACGATGCAAGTATTACTGTTTCTGGTGGCCCACAGACACAACAGTTCAGCCCATACGATCATGAAGAATACAGTAAATCATCTAATGGTGGTTCTGTATACTTTGATGGAAGTGGGGATGAGTTAAATATTAGTCCTAGTGGAAGTGAACTTGTTTTTGGCACAGGTGCATACACTGTAGAATTTTGGATATATCTCAAATCCGTCTCAGGGGGCCATCATATTTATGGAGCAAACTCATTAAATGGATTTTTGATTTATTATACCACTTCTAAAATAGCGGTTAATAAATATAGTGTCTCGGATGTAATTTCATATGCCGAAGCACCGCCACTAAACAAGTGGACCCATTATGCAATTGTTCGTGAAGGAACAGGAGCAAATCAAACTAAAATCTATAAGAATGGCGTTGTCGTAGCTACTGATACTGACGCTACAGATTGGGCAACTAATGCAAGTTGGACTGTTGGTGGGAACCCAAACAGCGCTCAAGATTTTAATGGATACTTATCAGACTTAAGAGTTGTAAAAGGTACAGCGGTTTATACCTCTAATTTCACACCTCCTGCTGAACCACTTACAGCGGTTACCAATACACAACTACTCACCTGTACCAACAAACATGAAGTTTGGGATGCGGCTAGTGGTGAACTTCCTGCCATTTCTGGGAATACCACGGCATCCACTACGCAATATAAGTGGGGAAATAGTGTTTATTTGGATGGTTCAGGGGACTATATTAATCTTAATTTTGAAGCACATGGCACAGAAGATTTTACATATGAATGTTGGCTATACCCGACAAGCCTAGGTTCTTATGGAAGTGCGTGGTCGTCAGGTGGAGAGGTATCTGGTACTGGTGTAATAGTATCTGCGGATCAATGGTGGATTGGCAATGGTTCGGCTGTAAATCAGTTTGTTTCTGGTAATAAATTTACCTTAAATACTTGGCAACATGTAGCGGTGGTAAGAAACGGCACAACGGTAACAGGTTATGTTGATGGCACCTCTGTAGGGTCAGCTACGATTTCATTATCGTTGACAAGCACACAAGTAAGATTAGGTTCGCGATACTACGACAATTCAAGTTACTTAATGACTGGATACATAGAGGATTTCCGTCTTACACAGGGTCTAGCCCGTTATACCAGTAACTTCACTGCACCAACATCAGCATTTGGGGGATAAATCATGGCAAGTAGAAGCAGAAGCATCGCAAACTTTGCAAACTCAGTTAACACCTCTGGTGAGTTTTCTTTTAGCAATCTAACAAATACGCCGACAACGAGATCAGGTTATGGGATTACAGATAGCCCAGTAGTTGGGACAGATGCGCAAGCATTTGACAGCAACCTTACTAGCTTTGTTAATACATTCACACTGCCTACCTCTGATGGTACATCAAGCCAAGTAATCATTACCAATGGTTCAGGTGTTCTTAGCTTCGCGGATCAATCAGGCGGCGGTGGTGGGAGTTTTAGTTCTATCAATGTTGCCTCGCGTAGTATATCATCAGACACAACAATCAGCGCAACTCAAAGCGGCTTGAGTGTTGGCCCGATAGAGATTGCGGATAGCGTTACATTAACAGTCGCTGATGGCGGAAGGTTCGTAGTTCTATGACACAAATCAAAGTAGATACAGTCACAAACGCCGCTGGCACTGGTAATCCAGATTTTGCGGATGGCCTTACTTATGAAGGTTCGGCTACGTCTACGCTTAATCTCTGTGAATATACTTCATCTGCCTCAGAGCCAAGTAGCCCCAAGAATGGTGCGCTTTGGTATGACACTGGAAACTCAGTTACCAAGATATATGCCAACGGTAGTTGGAATGAACTCACCGCTGCATCTGGTAGTAGTGGAATTGCTTGGGGTGGTGATAGGGGCATATTCTCAGGAGGTAATGCTTCAGGAAATACATCTATTTCGACCATTGATTATATAGATATAACAACACCATCTAATGCTGCGGATTTTGGTGATTTGACAGCGGCTAGACATACATTAGCTTCTGCTTCTAATAGCACTCGGGGGATAATGGCTGGTGGATATCTAAGCAGTTCTACCAATCGCACGAATGTAATTGATTACATAACAATCGCTTCAGTTGGTAATGCTTCTGACTTTGGAGATTTGACCGTATCCCGCTATCTTGCCGCTGGAGTGGGTGACGGGACATATGGCATTATGGCTGGCGGCTACACAACAACGAATGTAAATACAATAGATTACGTCACAATAGACACTGCTGCAAATGCCCAAGATTTTGGCGATATGGCGGTTGCAAAAAGACTTCACGGAAGTCTAAACGATGCGACATATGGATTATTCGGTGGGGGCTATGTATCTGGTTCAAGTAATGATATTCAGTATATAACAATGGCAACAACGGGCAACAGCTCGGATTTTGGTGATTTAACAGAAGCTAGATATTATGTGCAAGGAGTATCCGACGCAACTTACGGTGTTTTCTGCGGGGGTCGTATATTATCAGCAAGTAATGTTATGGATTATGTCACAATAGCGACTACAGGAAATGCAACAGATTTTGGTGATCTGACATCAAACCGTGAGAAACACGGTTGCAGCGGCGCATCTAACGGCACCTATGGATTGATACAAGGCGGCAGTTCAAGCGGATCAAATTATGTAAACACAATTGATTACGTTACTGTTGCAACACCAAGCAATGCTTCTGATTTTGGTGATACCACAGTTTCAGTATGGGATAGATCAGGACTATCAGGAGCAGCATCATGAGTACATTCAAAGTAGATACAATCAACAACGATGGTACTAACGCTATTGATGCAACAAATGGATTTACCATAGCGGGCAATAGCATTGTTCAAGGCTACACATCTAGTGCGAGCGAACCTTCTAGCCCAAGCACAGGTGATCTCTGGTGGGATAGCACAAATGAAGTTCTAAAGCGTTATATTAACTCAGAGTGGAAAGAGTTAAGTTTTGCAGCGGCGGCGGGAATTTGGTACGGTGATAGGGCTATATTTGCTGGAGGTGGACAACAAGGTGTCTCAAGTTCTGGAACTAATCGAATAGCATATTTTGATATTACTTCAACTGGTAATGCCACTGATTTTGGCGATCTTACTGATACCCTTAGACGATGTGATGCGGTGAGTGATGCTACCTATGGTGTTATCATCGGTAAAATGGATGGTGATTATAGTACTAATCGCACCAATGAAATGGAGTACGTTACCATAGCTACCACTGGCAATTCATCCGATTTTGGTGATCTAATTTCTGGTGTACAGACTTATACTGCTTCTTGTGGGGATGGCACGAAAGGTGTCATAAGCGGTGGAATTGTCAGTTCATATACAAATGTGATACAATATATAACAGTTGCAAGCCCAAGTAATGCAACAGATTTTGGTGATTTAACTGTAAATAGAGGTGCTCATGGTAGTTGTAATGATACTACTAGGGGTTTATTCGCTGGTGGCGGAACAGGCAGTGGAAATACAAATACCATTGAATACATTACAATAGCCACTACAGGGAATGGCACATCTTTTGGAAACTTAACTTCTTCAAAGGCCAGTTTGGCTGGAACAAGTGACGACACATATGGAGTTTTTGGCGGCGGCTCTGGCAGTACAAATGTAATCGAATATGTAACTATACAAACAACATCTAACGCATCTGATTTCGGTGATTTAACTAAGGGCGCACATAGTTTAGCGGCAACAAGCAATAACAGTCGTGGCGTTTTTATTGGTGGGACTGTAAACAACTCTGGAGTTTATTCCTCTACTGATATAATCAGCTATATTACAATTTCTACAGCGGGTAATGCTACAGACTTTGGTGATATGGACTATGCATCTTCTGAACTTTGCGCCACATCAGGAGCAGCATCATGAGTGAAGTTAAAGGCATAAGCACAATTACAAATCGCGCTGGCACTGGTGCAGTAGATTTTAGCAACGGTGTTAATATCTCTGGCTCAGATAGTGGCCTTAGTGGCTTCAAGCACACAGAGGGCGCAACAGAACCTACTAGCCCATCAAACGGTGACACATGGTGGGATACTGAGAATGAAGTTTACCAAATATATGTAAACGATACTTGGACTACCTACATAGGGGCATCTTCATCGGCAGTTTGGTACGGAGATCGTGGACTTCATATAGGCGGTCTTTTGAACGATAACGTAACTTCTTTAAATGTAATTCAATATTTTGATATTACTTCAACTGGTAATGCAACTGACTTTGGCGATTTATCTGCGGCAGAGTATACAAGCGATGCTTGTAGTAATGGAACGTATGCTTTGAACGGGGGTGGCTATACTACAACTTTAATTGATACAATTGATTATGTAACTGTAGCTACTATTAGTAATGCATCTGACTTTGGGGATTTAACGCAAGCAAGGAGTGGCATTTCTGCTAGTTCTAACGGCACATATGGTTTGTGGAAGGGCGGAAATGTAAGCAGCGGTGAGACAACAATTGATTATGTAACAATTGAAACAACAGGTGATGCTACAGACTTTGGTGATTTAACTGTAGGAAGATTTTATGGCACTAGTTTTGCAAATACTACATATGCACTTATGGCTGGCGGTAGAATAAGCAATACTTCCAATATGCAAAACACTATCGATTATGTTACCGTATCCACAACAGGTAATGCTACAGACTTTGGCGATTTGGGTACAGTTATGGAGGCTGCTGCTAGTGCGTCAGATAGTACCTACGGAGTAATCGGTGGCGGCAGAGATGGAGTACAGCCCCAAGATTATCAAAACATTATTCAATATGTAACGATTGAAACACCAAGCAACGCCACAGACTTTGGTGATCTGACAGTTGCTAGAGCCGAGCTAGGTGGATGTGGTAATGCAACGAGGGGTGTATTTAGTGGCGGTTATGGAAATACTAATGGTATTTTTAACACCATTGATTATGTAACTATAGCATCTACTGGTAATGCAACCGACATAGGGGATTTGTTACAAAATATTAGACTAGGTTGCGCTACATCAGGAGCGGCATCATGACGAATATAGTAACAAAACCAGTAACATTCAGCTTGCCTGTAGAGGCCAGTGAAAACATCAATCAGGTTGCGGCGGCACGGGTCGCTGAAAAGTTGCCAGAGATTGACCAAGCTACACGCGCGTTTGATCGCAACAATTCACAGACAACGCTGAACATGATGACACTGACCATGCTTAATGGTCACAGCCCTATGCGGATGCTGCGTCAAATTACAGCGGAAGTTGAAAAGCGCAAAATGGCTTTGTCAGAGGCACAGGTTTCCCATGCAGAAATCCGCGAGGAAATCTTAGAACTTGAGCCAATGACTGATGCGGTAAGCGAGGCCAAGCTGCGCCATAAGCGTCACAGCCTTATTAGCATTGAAAACAAGATCAACGGTTCGATCAAAGACATCGCAACGATGATTGACGCATATGAAAACATCAAAGAAAATTTCGACATTGATGAGTGGGATGAAGCGGCTTTTGAACGTGAAGAAAAACGTCACCATGTTCGCCGTGGTTTTGAACTTATGTATCGTAATCTTATGGATGGTGGTCGCGCTTCAACAGCAACCATAGAATATATGCAGCAATATGGGGTTCATCCGCAACTAGCATTAACTGAGGTTTCAGGTTATATTAAAGTCACGGCTGAACGCATCGCTAAGAAAGAATTGTTGCACTCAAACGATCTGGAAGAATTTTTAGATCAAATGGCAGACAAGTATTTCAAGAATGCAGACAAGACCGCAGAACGAATTTTTGGCAAGGCAGACTTTGTAAATCCAGAGTATATGAACTTGCTTCCAAAGAAGGATGACGAAGATGTATCTGAAGTATAAGCTGCATATGACCGAAAAGGGAATGCGTTGCCCTCCTTGGATTGAGGACGGTGGTTATTTCGTAAATGGTGATGAACTCATTGGTTGGACCCCAGACGAAGCCAATAGAGAGTATTATGTCCCTGATACTGTGACAGAGTACACACAGGTTGAATTGGTCGCTTACGTTCAAGGTCTTACTATTTTGGACGAAGATGGTAACGAAATGAGCGATGCAGACGTTGCAACTATGGTCAACGATTGGTGTTCTACTAGAACAGGTTAAGTAAATGCTTGGATTTAGCCCATTAGCATCTGCCCCATTAGGTGATGATGGTGCAATCGAAGTTACATCCGTAACGCCAAACGGTATTGCAGCGGGCAATCCATCTGTAGCATCTACAGGAATAACCCAAGACCACGATTTTGATCTTAATACGATTACTAAAATCGTAACCGTTGTTAATGATGGCGGTAATAAGTTCGCAATAGATGGAACAACAGCACCAGTTCTAACGCTAGAACGCGGCAAGACTTATATCTTCGATGTATCGGACAGCTCTAACAGCGGGCATCCATTAGCATTTAAAGACAGTGGCGGTAATAGCTACACATCTGGTATTACTTCATCAGGCACGGCGGGATCATCTGGGGCAACAGTTACCTTTGTTGTTCCTAGCAACGCGCCAGATAGCCTGAGATATTACTGTACAGTTCACGGCAATGGCATGGGTAACACCATTTCCGTTGTCGATGATATTGTTGGTATTCTTACAAGCGCACCAAGTATCGGTTCGCCTACATTTACACAGGTGCATGATCTAGCGGCAACATCAATTGTTACTGGAACACCAGTAGTAAACAGCCCAGCGTTTGAACAAGAACACGATCTGGTCGCTGATGCAGTAGCTACGGGCGCACCACAGGTTGCGGATGCTACATCATTTGCTCAAGAGCATGCATTAACCTGTAACAATATTGCGGCTGGCCCACCATCCATAGCGTCACTCACATTGACGCAAGAGCATGATCTTACCGCCTCAGTCATTACATCAGGCGCAGTATCCATAACTAGCGCGAATATGGCAGAGGATGAAACCTTTGCTGGAACATCGGTTTCAACTGGCGTACCGAGCGTAGCAACCACCACATTTACACAAGACCACAGCATCCAAGCATCCAACATCAATGTTGGCGCACCTTCTGTTGCGTCTGTTGAGTATGCTGCGGGATTGCTTGCTGATGCATGTGAAGCGGGATCGCCCACACTCGGCACCCCTGCTATTACACAGGATCACGACTTAGCGGCTGATGGCGTTGCATCTGGTGCGGTATCTATTGCATCAATTGCAGTTATTCAGGATCACGACTTAACGGCTACAGGGTTCGTCTCTGGGTCGCCATCAGTTGCTGCATCTACTGTATCGCAAGATCACAGCTTAACAGCATCTAATATTAGCGCGGGCAATCCTGTCGTTAATAACGCCAACATGGCTGAATATGAGACATTGACCACAGCGGATATGTCTAGCGGTGAACCGCAAGTTGGTAGCCCAACAATGGCACAGGCGCACATCATTGGCGCGTTCATGCTGATTGATCCACCAGAGGTTGGTTCACCAGTAATGACGCCAGATGTTGCTATGGTGTTCGATGACATCGTAGCTGGTTCGCCTGTCGTTTCTGACATCACGTTTATTGATAATGAGCAATTCACAGTTGATGCGGTTGAAAGCGGCAACCCAGCCCTTGCAGATGTTGTTGTTACACAGGCGCATGATCTAAGCGCGGACAGCATTGTTACAGGCGCACCAACACTACAGACGCCATCAATAGATCAAGTACATACGCTGACCGCTACAGCTATCGCTACAGGCGCAGTAAGCATTACCTCTGCTAACTTTAGCGTTCTAAGTCAGATCAATGTTAGCAGTATCAATGCGGGTAGCCCAGATTTAGGCAATGGCGTATTTACTCAGGATCATGAAATTGGCGCGTTCTTACTAGCTAATTCGCACCTACTACCAGAGATAGTTCTTACACGCGAAGTCGCGCTCACTCCTGATAGCATTGCTACAAACGCACCAGTTGTAAGTGATATTGATTTCATTGATAACGCACAATCAGTTGCGGACAATATTACAACTGGTTCTCCAGTTAATGAACAAATCTCTCTTACCCAAGAGCATGATCTAAGTGCTGATAGCATTGCACTGGGTGCGCCAAGCGTAGAAACAATTGTTATAACGCAAGCGCATGATCTTACAGCCACTGACATAACTACTGGAAATGCTCTTTGTGGTTCTGTCAACATGGCAGAATTTGAAACATTAGTAGCAGAGAACATCAACGCTGGTGCGACTTTTGTCGATAATATTACGTTTACACAAGACCATTTGGTTGGTGTAGTATTTAACGCAAACGCACCAGAAATAGATCAAGCAACTATTACGCAAGATCATGATCTAAACGCTGATGGCATTGCGACAGACGCGCCAAGCGTAGGTAATATTGGCTTCATACCAAATGAACAGCTACAAGCATCTGACATCGATGTCGGCGCACCAAGTGTTGCTGATGGTGTGGTCACACAAGAACATGCGCTGACAGCCGATAATATCGCTACTGGTGCGCCAAACGTATCTAGCCCCGCTATTACGCAAGTACACGATTTGGGCGTTGACAGCATCCTTACAGGCGCGGCTCTGTGCGGTTCAGCTAATATGGCTGAATTCGAAACGCTGGTTGCTGAAAATATTAATGCGGGTGCAACCTTTGTTGATAGCGCAAGTATTACTGTGGATCATGACTTGGGCGCGTTCTTTACGGCTCAAGGTCATATCATCCCAGATATTGAGTTTACAGAACTTGGTGATCTTGAGGGCGATAGCATCCTTGCGGGTGCGCCTGTTGTTAACAACACCTCGGTTGAACAGGATCATATTGTAACGGCAGATGCGATTGCGACAGGATCGCCAAGCATTGCTGACAGCGCAATAACGCAAATACACGACCTATCTTGTAACAACATCGAATGTGGTGCGCCAACAATAGAAGAAACTTCTATTGAGCAAGACCACGCGGTTGTCGCAACAGATATTATCGTCGATGCTCCAGACGTTTCTGTTGCGGCAATTGCAATTAACCAAAAAGATTTGTTTGCTGATGATCTTCTAGGTTCTGCCCCAGAACTTGGATCGCCTACATTCTCTATTGCTTATCCGCTCACTGCTAATGCGATAGAAGCGGGAAGTCCAGAGATACCAAGCCTTACTTATGATGCTGGTGTGCCTCTATCATTAAGCCCAACAGTAGACACTAAGAACAGCCTAACCGTTGACGCGAGTATCAACTTTGCAGAAGTTGAGAATTCTGGTATAAATTCTATAAGTTAAAGGTATCGGTCATGATCTTCACAATTAAGCAAGACAATACAAGCCCATTTATCGCAGCTACTTTAAAGGATGCGAACTCAAACGCTGTAGACCTTACGGGGGCCACGGTGGCTTTTAATATGGCTGATGTAAACGATACGACAATTGTAGATGGAAGTGCAGCTACAATCGTAGATGAGGATTCTGGTCGGGTGCAGTATGAGTGGCAGACAGGTGATACAGCAAATGCTGGATCATTTAGAGCAGAATTCAAAGTTACTTATTTGGGTGGAAAGGTAGAGACATTCCCAAACAACGACTACATCATAATAAATATTGTTAGCGATTTAGCTTGAGGCTTGAGCATGTCAGACGAAACGCGGTTAGAGCGCATGGAGATCAAACTAGACCAAATGTCAGAAGCAATTGTGTCACTTGCTAGAATGGAAGAACGCATGGTTACGTTGTTCAAGCGCATGGATAGCTATGACGGGCAGCAAGAAAAGATGGATGATCGTGTATCTAAAATTGAAAAGCTATCAGGAGCAGATGGCATAACCTTAAAATTTTTGGAACGCATATTCTGGATAGTCGCAACGGCAGCTATAACGGCATATGTGATTTCTAAAATGGGGTAGATCATGGACCCAGTGAGTTGCGTAGCTTTAGCGACAGGGGCTTATAAAACCCTCAAAGCAGCGATAAGCACTGGGAAAGATATCCAAGAAATGGGTCAAACTATTTCTACTTGGGGTCAAGCCTTTTCCGATTTCAATAGATTAGAAGAACGCCAAAAAAACCCGCCTTGGTGGGAAAAGACATTTAAAGGTTCTGACGAAGAAACAGCGATCTTAATTTGGAACCAAAAGCGCAAGATGGAACAGATGCGCAAGGAGATCAAAGACCATATCAGTTTTGTGTATGGACCTTCAGCTTGGGACGAAGTTTTAAGGATTGAAGCGGAGCAGCGGCGTATTAGAAAAGAAGCGGCTTATAGAAAACAAGAATTCATCGACAACATGATTAATTGGGGGGTAGGTCTTTTGTGTTTCGCTATGGGCGGGATGATTTTAGTAATTGCCGTTTGGATTGTTGGTAAGGCAAGAGGTCGGTGGTGATGATTTACGTTCTTATTTTCATACAATATATTCCATCTGCCGAATTAAAATATTATCAAATAGGCCCAACACACGCGACATACGAAGAATGCGAACAAGAGCGCAGAAAGGCAAGAGAGGGTTTGGTTGTTCACAACAGCCAGACTGTGGTTTGTCTTGAAGTTAGTGGAAAATAAACTGGGCCAATGGGTTGTTTTGACGGATGATAATAAAGTGGTTATTATCACTACCCATAAGCGGATAGCCGAAAGGTATTTCAATGAACAAGGAAAACTACGATCTAAACGGAAACGGAAAGATTGACCCAGATGAGCGCGAGATCATGTTAGAGGATCGTCGTCGCCGTATGGAAGATCAGGACGCCAAGAGGGACACACAGAGACGGCTCACAGTAGCGTGTACGGCTGGAATGCTCTTGTACCCCCTAGTTATCTTTTTGGCTGTCTGGGTGGGGTTAGATCGCGCGGCAGAGCTAATTACAGACATAGCAAGCGTATATGTAATTGGTGCAAGCGGTGTTGTCGCGGCTTACTTCGGTTTCAATGCAATGGAGAACAGAAATGCTACAGGCTCTGATCGGACCCTTAACTGAATTAGCTGGCGGTTGGCTTAAAGGTAAAGCAGACGTACAGGCGGCAGATGCAAAATTAAAACTGACTGAAGCAGAAGCCAAAGCAAAGATCATGCTTTCCAAAGAAACATCGGTTGCCGATTGGGAACGCATTATGGCTCAAGGTTCTCAATCAAGTTGGAAAGATGAGTATCTGGTTATACTTTTTTCAATCCCATTGATCCTTGTATTCACTGGTGAATGGGGGCGCACTGTCGTTGCAGAAGGGTTTGCGGCGTTGGAGGTAATGCCAGATTGGTATCAATACACTTTGGGTGTAATCGTAAGTGCTAGTTTCGCAGTGCGGTCTGCAACTAAGTTTTTTGGCGGTAAGAAGTAGTGGAAAACATTAAGTTACCTATAACGATTATTGGCGTTATCGTCTTACAAGTAGGCGGTTTTATTTGGTGGACAGCGCAGCAAGCAGCTACCATTGCTGATCTACAAGAAACGGTTAGCGAACTTGGTTCGAAAATGGCTATTGAGGATAATGTCAATTTAAGGCGCGATGTAAAAGATGCATTTATGGAGATTGAATATCTTTGGGAAGAAACCGAAGACCTTTGGGACGAGCATGAAGGTTTGTCTCGTACAATCGGTGCAATTACCACACTGCAACAACGTGTGGCGGTGCTTGAAAATGAACTGAAATACATCAATCGTGACCATGAGGGCATGTTTGATATGAAGGGGAGCATGGAATAATGGCTAAAGGTGACGCACTCAAGGCACTGCAATCAAAGTGTGGTGTCACTCCAGATGGGGCATTTGGTCCTAATACAGCAAGAGCAATCGCCGCGCATTTTAAGTTAGATGCGAAGCGTGGCGCGCATTTCCTTGGACAGGTCGCGCACGAAAGCATGAACTTTCTCATATCTAAGGAGAGTTTGTTTTACAGTTCAGCTGATCGTATCCAAAAAATATGGCCTACAAGATTTAAGAATGTTGATGCGGCAAAGCCATATACAAAGAACCCTAAAAAACTAGGTAACTTTGTTTACGGTGATCGCATGGGCAATGCGCCGAATGAAGGTCACAAGTACCTTGGACGTGGATTTATACAGTTAACTGGCAAGAAAAACGTTACAGAATTTGCTCACCATATTGGGCGTGATAGCCTGATTGATGATCCAAAGCCTATTGAAGATGAGTTAGCTATGGATAGTGCTATCTTTTTCTTTGAGAAAAATGGTTTGTTTTTGATCGCTGATAAAGGTGTTACGGAAGAAATCATTAAGAACATCACTAAAAGAGTAAACGGTGGGTATCACGGCCTAGAGGATCGAATAGAGAAAACTATGAAAATTCATAGGTGGCTTTCGACCTAGTGCGGCTTCATGGCAAAATAACCAAATCTAAAGTTACAAGGCTAGGCGGTTTGATCGCCTTTGTTTGTGGTCGGTTGCCGTATGATCATATACTGAATGATCTGTTGCGTAATGAATTGCTGGAACCTGATGGTGATTGGTTCGCGTTAACAGACAAAGGCTACCAAGAGATGGTGAAGTTAACCAATATGGCTGGATTACATCTTGATGATTTTAGTCCTGAGTAGGTCGTAAAACTGGTCGTATGCTGCGGGATAAAGTTTCGCCCTCAATGCACCACATGTTCACATCGCTGTCTGCATTGAAGTATGTCGGCATGTCCTCATTGTCACGAATTGCAATCTGACAAGCCTCATAGTCTGGCAGCACAAGATAGGTTTGTACGTCGATGCCTCTTAGTGTGTATTCTATGTATAACGCTGTAAAGAATTCCATTTATTCCACCTTTTTGTATTTAGCTTGGCGCACCATTTTTAATTTATGCCCTTTGGGCAGGTCGCTCCACCATTTCGGGGCATTTCTGCCATACCCTTCATCCCCGTGTCGCCAATCACGTTTAATGCCTACGCCTGATAAGTATTCATATGCTTCGATTTCATCAGGCATAAGGTTTTTTTCATTTTCTGATTTATCTTCTAACTCTCTAATTTTCCGTACCATTAAATTATATTCTGTTTCGGTTATTGTGACGGTTTTTTCCATTGTGTTCCTCTGTTGTTCTTTGCTAAGAAAGTCTAGTGGGTCGAACTGTGACGGTAAGTTTTAACCTAATCCGTAAATTGTCTTACCTGAACTTTCTGGTGCCATCGGCAAATCACAAGTGACACCAATTCGACCCACACGATTATTCTATATTGTACCTTCTGCGCCAGTAACGAATACTGGTGTCGCTTACGTTTAGTATCCTAGCAATTTCCCTATTCGATTTGCCCTCTTTGCGAAGCCTTGTAATGTCATCAAACCTCCGAGGGTTATACGCTCTGGTCTTGTCCATCTTGGGATCGTATTTAGGTTTCGTGTTGTATTGATTTTTGGGTTTATCAGGTAGTTTGCCACCATCGCGCATCTTTACTCTTTTGCGTTCCAGTTCTGCAATTGCCGCCCATTCCTCTGCAATTTCTGCCTCTGTCATACTTCGTATCCGTTTGCCCTTAGTTGAGATAGTAAGTTACTCAATTCTTCTCTTGATTTGTAAAGTTCCCGCTGTGCATTTGGTTGAGCATCACGCCTGTTGGCTTCTGTCTCTGCGTTGCGTACTCTGCGCTTTGTGTCTTTGAGAAGCCCATTGTAAAAAGGGTTGGTTTCAATTTTCTTTGACATGCGATTTTCCACCCTGCCGTTTTTCTTTCCACTCAATTCCATATCTCTGTACATAATTGTTTATGAAACGCATGGGCTTCTTGAGTATGTGTGCAGCTTCTGTTTGAGTGTACCCGCTGTCTGATAGGGATTGCAGCGCTTCACGGCGCTCTCTCTCATGTCGTGCAGACATTTCATCCCATGTTTCAATCCACACTGCTTACCTCCTCCAGTTTGCTAGTTTTGAATTTAATCCCATTGCGCTTGCAAAAACGGTTTAGGTGTTGGCGAGGCATCCCAAGATTTCTTGCGGCTTCAGATTGTGTATGCCCCATGATCACTTGCCCCATCACCATATTGATCTGCGCTTTTTTGTGATCTTCGATTAGTTTTTTCCATTTGCTCATAGTCCAGCAATCCTTTTCATAGTTTTGATTTGAAAGTATCCGTCATGTTGTGGGTGACGGGCCATGAATAGCCTTGCGTAAAGCGCGATGAAATCATTTGTCACTTTGTAAGGTTCGTCTCGGATCATGGTTTCCCAACGAACACGGTTTGCGACCATCCACTGCGATCCTCGCTTGGGGCGGGTTTGTATCATTTCCAATGTGAACTTTTCAAAGTGCTGATAGGTTTCTGGTTTGGTTCTATAGTGATACAGGAATTGACTTGCGAGACAGTCTTTTTCATTTGTCTTAATGCTGTCCAAGTAATTGATGAATTCATTTTCTGTTCCGTACTGCATAGTTCTTCCTTCCTTATTTGGTTTGATTTTTCAGGTAGCCTTTCATGCGGTCCCGAAGAACAGACGGAAGCGCATTGATGTATTTTTTTAGTTCATCATAATCTCTATCGCTTGCCATGCGGTCACAGACGCCACGAGCGCGTTGGTAGTCGCTGTCTGTGGGCATCTGGCCCTGACACTGGCAGTATTCGATTACCCGCACTGTATCAGCGTTAAAATGGCTGTGACCCTCTGGATAGAAGTGATGGATTACTTTCTGATCTCGGCATATTGGGCAGTTGTAAGACATGATGTTTCCTTTGGTGTGGGTGGGGGCTTTCGCCCCCGATTGATTAACCGATCAGGCCATACTGACCCATTGTGCGGTTCAGGTTTTTCTGGGTGATTTCTGCTAGATCATCCTCGAAATCGGATGCGTCTAAGATGTCAACACCATCTACCAAGCAACCAGACTTGCTGCGTTGACGGATGCCGACTGAATGACAGCGACCATTCACCAACCAATCGCGGGCAATCGCTCTTGCGTGATGAGCGTCTTTCGCGTCCAGTTCGGTCATAGGTTCGTCCGTATATGGAGCGACCTCTAGGTGGACCACATAGCCGTGATCTTTGGTGCGCTGTGCGCGGGCAACCGCTGCGTCTGCGGACATTAGGAAAGAAAGAGAATATGCCATAGGAAACCTCCGTTGTTGGCGTGGGGCCGAAGCCCCTATGTTTATCGTGCGTTGAACCAATCAATCGCGTCCTTCATTGTGTCGAACCATTCTTCATCATCGGTGTCCCAATCTGATGCGACATAGCAACCGTCAAGATGTTCGATAACTTTGTTGCCATTGTTGAACCATGAGCATTCTGGGTTCCATTTGAAATCTGCGATAGTCATTGATTTGTTCTCCATTTGGTATATGAAGAATGTAGCCGCTGTGATTACAAGTGTCAACACTTTGGTTACAAAAAAGATAAGAAAAGTAAAGAAAAAATAAAAAATTCTGGGATTTCAATAACTTAGAGGTGCAGAAAAATGGGTACGGTAACGGTAGAATTTAGGGTCGAAGGTGATCCAGTGGGTAAAGGGCGACCGAAATTCACGCGATCTGGTCATACTTACACGCCAGAGAAAACGAGATTATATGAGAAAAAAGTAAAACAAGCTGCGTGGGCGGCAATGGCAAAGCAGAAACTGACCCCAGCTACGCGGCGGGTATCTGTGATATTAGCGTGTTACTTTGCGGTTCCTAAGTCTTGGTCCAAGCGTAAGACATTGGAGGCTCAGTGCGGTTTGATAATCCCATCTCGCCCAGACATTGATAATCTTGCGAAATCAATATTGGATGGTGGGAATGAAATTCTGTGGACTGATGATAGTGTGGTCTGGCACCTAGCAGCATTCAAAGCATACTGTGATGAGGAGCAAGAACCACACGTTAGAGTTAAGGTTCAGTGGGATGATCCGAATGTGACCAATCAGGACCATATAGTTCCCGCCAACGTATAGGTTCTTTGTGGATGGCTATTTTTGATTGATCCCAAAGACCTTGGTGATGGCCCTCACAAAGCGGGATCGCAGATCGGTCAGATCGTTTTCTAGTTCCGTGGCGATCATGGATAGGGTGATGCGCTGTGGTTGGTGAGGTTTGGTGATAACCAAATTTTCGGCAGATAACGCATGGTTTTTCACGGATTTCTTGGAGGTATTTTTCATCTTTAGTTTCCTTTGGTTTCTTCAGGCCCATCGGTGGGCGTTTCGCTAGGTTCGTCATTTTGCATTCTTATCCATTCGCTGATCGCTTTCGTAGAATACTCTGACAGAGCAAATCTATCATAAGAAGCGGTTTTCGGTTTGGTGACATTGCTATGCTTGCAATAATCATCTGCCGCAGCACCGCACTTCCTACAAACTTCATTTATACTTCTGAGAACGTGCAATCCTTGTTTCCTCTATTTGATATTGTTTTCGGGCATCTAGTTTGGCTTGAGAGGTTGGGTGTAGGTCCGTTTCTCTCCTGAGAAGTTCGACTTGATCCCGTAGATCAGCATTGGCTTCGTCGCCGTAGGTTGGCGTATTTACCAGCAATGATTTCACTCACTCTGCCGTGGTTTATCCCAAAATGTTTTCCAACCACATGATTTGCCGCATTCGGATTTGCACGCATATATAGTAACACACTATCTCTTAGTTCGGCAGTGATTTTGTTTGATGTTCTGGATGCTTTAATTTCCTTGTGTCTTTTTCGTGTCATGTTGTTTAGCGCCAGTTCGACCTGATCCAGAGCAAAACCATCGGTGCAGAACCCGCTTTCTAAGGCAGATTTCAATTCTTCTAGTGCTTTTCGCGCAACTGGAATGTTACTCATTTAGCAACTCCATCGGGTCTTTCCCCAGTACCACAGCTAGTTCTCCAAGTGCGGCATCTAGGTATTTGTTAAATTCTTCCTGATCCATTTTCTGATACGCAATACTATCTGCGGTATAATAGACATTACCTGTTAGAAGGTTCAGCGTGGCCTTGTGATAGCCTAAAAGCATTTTGAGATCATCGTGTAAGTGTTTGGGCGTTGCCCATTTCCCAGTGGCCTCTGCGGCTCTCTTGATGATTTGCCAATACATTTTGTGCTGTGGTGGTGATCTGTGCTTGGTTGCTTTTAGGGTATAGATTTGACCGTCTTTGCTTTCTTCTACCGCTTCTGCATCGTAAGTGGTGAGGGGCAAAAGACGCCCCTTTACCTTATGGACTTGGATTGGAGGTTTAGCCACGCTGGAACCAAGCCTTGTCACGATCAGCCTCTAAGGGAAAAGCAACCGCCCCCTCAGTCACACGCGCTGAGTTGTTCCGAAACTCTCTGGCATTAGCGCCCTTCTCAGCTATATGGCGCAGCATCCAATCTAAGGCACGAACTTGGATTTTAACGCGGGTCAATCCCGTTCTGATTTCCTCTGCGGTTTTAGATTTAGTACTCAATCCGCATACCATTGATCCATTCTGATCACGCTCAATCAAAAGCCATTTTTTCTTGTGTTCATCCTCGACCATATGGATGGTTGCTCTTTGTCCAATTATTAAATTAGCTCGCCGTGATATTTCATCACTTAGAATTACAGCCATCGCTGTCTTACCCTTAGCGCCCTTCCTTTGATCATAAATTTTAACATAGTTATCACCATATCTAGTCGCTGATTTTCCATGCTCAGATGAGTGTATTTTCTTAAACATTTGTGGTTCCTTTTTGGTACGGTTTCTTTTTTTGAAGCTAGAACGGAATTTCATCATCCATCCCATTATTTGGATCGCTTGGTGGCTCTCCTTGTGGCGGTGTCATTACTGCATCGCCCTGTGGCGGTTTGGTATTCGCCTCATTCCCGCCTAATAGTTTTATGCTTGGTTTGCGTATCGAAAGGTAAATCTTACCATCGTATTCGCGTGATTTGAGTTCGCCGCTAACGGCAACTTCTTTTGTGGCCTTTAGAAAATCAGAAAGACCAGTTTGATTTGTATTTACATCGAAGTACATCATGCGCCCTAAGTCTCCATAGGCATCGCGGACGCCAACGCTGAAGGTTAGGTAATCCCCATTGCCTCCAGTTTTAATCTCACTGTCTCTGTAAAGTTTACCTACAACTGTAATGCTAATCATGCCATCAATCCTTTTTTAGCTGTATCGTGTGCGTCCCAAAGCCTTTGGGTAAAGTCTGCGCTTAGGTATTGTTCAGCGCGGTTATTCATGAACTTCTGAAAAGATTGAACCGTATCTGCAAACTTTTGGGGGTCGCTTAATTCCTTGTAAAAGGTTAGCCAATTGTCTGCTACATCTTGAACCCTTAACGTCATCTGTGGATCGTTGTTTTTAGGTTCTGGGTTAATAGGGTTAACCTCTGGCTCATTCACTTCCTCGGCCTCCTGAGAGGCTTGTGGTACATCTTCCCCAGCATAGATGTAGTGGCCCAGCCCATGCATCGCTATCGCTTTGACAAGGCACCTCATACGCGCGTCATTGATTGCTCTGGCATCTGGGTTCTTAATAGCGCGATTTTGATGATCCATTACGGGCAACCACATCATATGTGATATTCCATCAATGGTTACGGTGCATCGAACCTCGCGCGTCTTATCTTCATACACGATATCTTCATGAACTTCGTATGATGATGTGCAAGAGTATTCTTTCACCTGTTGCCAAGCCCAAGCCCAAGACAGGTATTTGAAGCGACCTTTTTTTTCAATCTGGTCGTTTACGTTAATTGAACTCAGTTCGGCCCAAACCTCATGATTTACATCATCCGACATCTGGCTGTCCCCCCGTGATTGGTTGCGCTATAAGATTGTGGTTTGATTTTTTCCCCAGCCACAAATCGTGAGCGTTTACCCCCGCCTTTTTTAGCAGATCGTCTGCGCCCATTGGGAACTGTGCTTGTAGATATTCCTGATGGGTGAGTTCACCCTTTTCAGTTTTGGCAACCAACTCTGTCATATAATTAGAGATCGCTATTGATATTTGATCTACAACAAATGACACTGGTGGGTGATCAGGCGTAGTTTTCGCCATCGCTTTTCTCCTGTGATTTCTTTTGGTATCGCTACAACTATGCCTTATTTGCAGAGTAGTCAAGAAAATGTTTGCAAATTGGTGAAAATTCCAATAGAAACCAAAAAGGGCCAGCTACTGGAGCCGACCCTTTAAGATACCAAAAGAAACACATGCACGTTGATCTAAGAGGAAGGACGCGCGTAACGCGATAAGATCAACCCACTTGGGAGGTTTCAAAGCCTCCTTAACACAAGATGTTGTGCCAGACAATACAGTATGAGACGTAATGTTACATACTGATACATTATGGACACAACATGTAGTATGGACATAGGAGGTACAGAATGTCCCATTACATGACAGCACTGGCGATGAAGCAAAGGGGTTTAGCCCCAGCGACCAAAATTTTGCTATATTGGTTAGCGGATCACCACAATGCTGAAACAGGCAAATGTTTCCCTAGCGTTAATCGCTTGGTGAAGCTGTGCGAGATGTCAAAGCGTTCAGTGCAAAATCATTTGGATGCCCTAGAGTTCATTGGTTTAATTGAAGTTGAAAAAGCCCATCGCGATAATGGGCAACAAACTGCCAATAACTACATTCTACACTTAGGCGATGAGGGGGTGCAGAATTTGCATGGGGAGGGTGCAGATATTGCACGGGGGAGGGTGCAGAATTTGCACCCCAATAACCTTGTAAGAAATAACCTTGGAAGTATTAACCAAGAATTATTTGCGCAATTTTACTCTGCATATCCTCAGAAAAAGGGAAAGGGCGCAGCGGAAAAGGCTTGGGAAAAAGCAATAAAGATTAAAGACCCAAAAGAATTAATACAGGCTGCGCAAGTTTATGCTCAATTCTGTGAGGGTAAAGATAAGAAGTTTATTCCATACCCATCTACATGGTTAAATCAAAAGCGCTGGGAAGATGAGTTGGAACCAGAGCAAAGGCCCGCTACATCTACTGATCTTCTAAACTCTCTCATGTCTCCAGAAAGCGGTTGTCAGACCGTAAAGATAATCAGACCATTTGATAAGTATTTAGGGAAGGAATAACTATGAATTATGAGGAGCGGAAAAAGATTGTATCAGGTTGGTTGTTTGATACTCTCAAGAGATACGAAGCACCATCGCATATGGATCAAAATGCAATGCGTGAAGAAATGGTTTTAATGGTTGAGGATATTAATTCAGAAATTCCAACTGCCACCAATGAGGGCGGCTTCAAGTATATCCTTGAGAAAGCAGCGGAGTATGTGCGCAAGAACCAATCTTCTCGGAGGTGGCCTTCGATCTCTATGTTCGTAAAGGGTATCAAGGAAAACAGGTCTACTATGGCAGATGATCATTTGGCTATAGAGGGTAGGCCCAAGGATTTTGATGAAAGCCACATCATGGCCCGCAGGATCAAGGCGGGTGAACCCGTAGGTGATTGGTGGATAAATGGAAGTGGTCGCCGCCATGTTTTGGATACTGGCCTTGTAACCCATCAGGATTTGGAACCCTACGAAAGGTATTTAAGAAGTCGCTAAAATGTGGTATGCTTATATCAGCGAGGCCACCTTTCTTTTTTATCTCTCCCTGATAATATCGCTTTTGCCTCGTAAACTGACCCTCTGAAATATGGGGGTCTTTTCTTTTTAGTAATCTTGTAGTTTACGGATTTAGTATTAAGACATATAATCGAACTAGTTTTGTAGGATTGGTAACATGTCAGACGTCGAGAAAAACAAAGGCGGGCGACCTAAGATTGAGTTAACTAAAAAGCAGAAAGAAATATTGCCTACCTTAGCTCAGAAGTTAACAGCGGACCAAATCGCTGATAGTTTCGGTATATCACGCAAGACATTCTACAATATTTTGGAGCGTGATGAGGAGGTTTTTACACTCTATAAAAAAGGAAAGGCCAAGGGAATAGACATTGTTGCAAAGAGTTTAATTGACATGGCACAGGCTGGTAACGCTTCTGCGGCAATCTTTTACCTCAAAACACAAGCGGGCTGGAAGGAAACTTCAGCGGTAGAACATACGTCTCCAGATGGGTCTATGACGCCACAAGCGATTGAATGGGTGGTAGTGAATGAGCAATCTACAGATCGGGATAGCTAATTGGGCTGTGCCTGTTATCACTCAGCCTGTAAGGTATCGGGGTGTTAAGGGTGGTCGTGCTTCTGGAAAGTCTCATTTGTTTGCTCATATGATCGTCGCCAGAATGGTAAGTGATCCATCACTTAAATGTGTTTGTGTTCGAGAAATACAAAAGTCCCTAGAGTTTTCTTCTAAGCAAGTAATCTCAGATAAAATATTAGATATGGGGGTTTCCCATCTATTCGATATTCAGCAATCAAGAATAAAGCGCATTGATGGTGATGGCGTTATTACGTTTCAGGGAATGCAAGATCACACCGCAGAGACTGTGAAATCTATGGAGGGTTTCAAGGTTGCTTGGGTTGAGGAGGCGCAGTCGATCTCGCAGAAGTCTATAGACTTGTTAGACCCCACAATTCGGGCCGAGGGATCAGAGGTTTGGTTCAGTTGGAACCCTTACAAAGAAGATGATCCAGTGGAGCAATTGTTTAAAGACAACGATAACTCTGTATTAGTCCACGCGAATTACATGGATAATCCGTTTCTGAATGAAGCCACCAGAGAAATGGCAGAGCGCCAAAGGCTTCAGAATATACAGAAGTACAATCATATTTGGTTGGGCGATTACATCAAAGAGGTAGAGGGCGCACTTTGGAATGGTGATATGATCCAAGCTAACAGGGTTGATATAGAGGATGTGCCTGATCTTTCGCGTATCGTCGTAGCAATTGACCCTGCGGTAACAGGTGGTAAGAATTCGGATGAGACAGGTATTGTTGTCGCTGGTCGGGCTGCGGACAAGCCTGAATACTACATACTGGAGGATGCCACTCTACGGGGGTCGCCAGATCAATGGATAAAAAAAGCGATTGCAAAGTACCACGAATGGGACGCTGATCGTATTGTAGCAGAGGTCAATCAGGGTGGTGATATGGTGCAAAAGCTGATATTAGATAGTGATAGAACCGTTGCTTATAGGGCGGTCAGAGCCACTAGGGGTAAGATGATTAGAGCGGAACCTATCGCGGCACTATATGAGCGCAAGCAAGTATTTCACGCTGGTAAGTTCCCAGAACTGGAAGAACAGATGATTTTTTATAACGGTTCTGGTAATGTATCCCCAGATAGACTTGATGCCCTTGTGTGGGCTGTAACGGAATTGTCCCAATCTAGTGGACAGGCAGTTTGGAGAATTAGCTAATGGGCGTTTTAGACAACTTGCGGAACGCAATATTCCCGCGCTTAGAAATGAAAGAAGCGCCAAAGGTTTACGTTCAAGGCGGTTCGATGTTCTCTCATAAGAGAAAAGACAGCTTCAAAGACTATGCCTCAGAGGGTTATCAACAGAACGCCATTGTGTATCGGTGCGTGAACGAAATTGCGAATGGTGCTGCATCCATCCCGTTCAAGGTTTATCAAGGCGATATAGAGTTAGAACAGCATCCGTTGATTACATTGCTTAAGCGCCCAAACCCGATGCAAGCTGGTGTTGAATACTTTCAAGCACTGTATTCGTTTTTACTTTTATCGGGTAACAGTTACGCATTAGCCTCTGCGGTTAGCCAAATCCCAACTGAATTGTACCTGTTGCGCCCAGATCGAATTGAGATAGAGCCAAGCGAAACGTCTATTCCAAAGGCTTATAAGTACAAGCTGAACAGTCAAACGGTTGCTAAGTATGACGCAGACCCAGTGACAGGCCAATCTGAGGTTAAGCATTTTAAGATGTGGAACCCATTAGATGATTACCTTGGTTTATCGCCATTGATGGCTGCGGCGGTTGATCTTGATCAGCATAACATGATTGCGAAGCACAATATCGGTCTTTTGACAAATGGAGCGCGTCCGTCTGGTGCAATCATATTCAAGCCCAAAGATGAAATCGGCAATTCAGTAATGCTGACTGATACTCAGCGCCAAGTTATCAATGAAGATATGGAGCGTAAGTTCACGGGGCAAAAGAATGCGGGACGCCCAATGTTACTTGAGGGTGACTTTGATTGGAAAGAGATGGGCATGTCGCCACGCGATATGGATTTCCTACAGAACAAGCACATGGCTGCCAAAGATATTGCGCTTTGTTTTGGCGTCCCGTCACAACTTATTGGTATTCCTGATAGTCAGACATACGCCAATGTCCAAGAAGCGCGGCTTGCGCTGTATGAGGAAACTATTATTCCACTGGCCCGCCGCGTTGAAAGCGACATGAACGAATGGCTATCCCCTAGCTTTGGTGATGAAATACGGGTTGAATATGACGTAGAGCAAATCCCAGCCATGACAGAACGCCGCCGCCGTATCTATGAGAACGTAGTTGCTGCGGTCAGAGAGGGCATTATTAGCCGCAACGAAGCGCGGGAGCGCTTGGGTCTGGAACCAATCAGTGGTGGTGATGAGGTCTTTATTGCAGCTAATCTATTCCCGCTTGGTGGCCCAGAGGTTGCAGAAGATGAGGGGATTGATCCAGAGGAGGCGGGTAAGTCTGCTTATGGTTCAGAAACCAAGCTAGACTTCTACCCTGATGGCGAGGATGTTCCTCCATCCCTGCCAGATGCCTATGCTATGGGTGATGACGAAAAGAACTGCGGTAACTGTATCCATAACGAGGATGGTTATTGCGAATTGTTCGATGCAAATATCCGCTTGGAATATGTCTGCGCCCGTTGGTCAGAGGCCGAGGAAGGCAAGGCAGAGGCCGATGTGGACACAGTACCTACGGCGGCAATGGCTAGAAATGCACAGCGGGCCTTGGACTTGCGCAAGGAATATGGGCGCGGCATGACCCCAGTGGGCGTTGCTAGAGCGAACCAGTTGATCGACAAAGAACGCCTAAGCCCAAGAACCGTTCGCCGTATGCACAGTTTCTTTGCACGACATGAGGTGGACAAGGAAGCGCAGGGTTTTCGTCGGGGCGAAAATGGTTGGCCCTCTGCGGGCTTGATCGCATGGCTTGGTTGGGGCGGTGACGAAGGACAAGCGTGGGCGCGGCGAAAGGTTCAGCAACTAAATGACGAACGCGATAAGTCGCTAGAGTTAGAAGCGTATTATCACGATTTCTGGGACAGCCCCAATCACGGCGAAATCAAAGCCGAGGAAGTAAGCGCGGCGGTCAAAAAAGGTTTGGGCGAGAAGGTCAAAGATCATAATGACAAGTTCGGCAATCAAAAGGGAAAGCGGGTCACACAGCGCATGCTAGAGGCTGTGTTCCGCAGAGGGGTGGGGGCATACCGCACAAACCCTGAGAGCGTCCGTCCAAGCGTCAATAGTGCTGATCAGTGGGCCTATGCCAGAGTGAATGGTTTCCTACGCGCTGTGCGCACTGGAAAGTTCCGCAGCGGCAAGTTTGACACCGACTTATTGCCAGAGGGACATCCGCTAAAAACTGAAAAGTCGCACGGCACTTACGAGATTGCAGCGGAGTAATTGAATGAATATCGGTTCAGTACAAGCCGCAAAGGGTGCATATGGCCCCGCAATCTATAAGTTCGGGTTCAATTCTGCGATCAGCACAGATGAGGAAACTGTTTGGGATGGCAGCGGTATATACGGCTATATATCCACAGCGGGCAGCGTGTCAGTGGTCAGTTCAGACGCAGCGGATGATATTAATGGAACGGGCGCACAAAAGATCACCATTCAGGGGCTAGATGAAAATTGGCTTCCTAAGTCCCTTGAGGTGGACATGGATGGGACTTCTAGCACGACAGTAGCAAGCACATTCATGCGCGTGTTCCGAGCGTTCGTTACTCAGGCGGGTTCTGGTGAGGTGAACGCGGGCGACATTACACTGTCCATAGGCGGGACCACAGTAGCAAAGATCAGCGCAGACATGGGGCAAACCCTAATGGCGGTCTACACCGTCCCTGCGGGCTTCACAGGTTACATAACGCAGTGGTCCTTTAGTTCGGGTGCATCAGCATCAAACAAGTATCTGGACGGGCGTTTGATCGTTCGCAAGAACGCGGGCATCATAAACACGAAAGCGCGGGCTACGGTTCAGAACACAGCGTTTGTACAGGATTTGCCAAAGGCTACAGTGGTAAGTGAGAAAGATGATATTGAGGTTCGGGCGGTCACATCGTCGGGAACTGATGCGGTATCAGGGACATTCTCGGTATTGCTCAAGCGCAACTAAGAAAGGGGCCGCTTGGCCCCCTTCCCTTTTAGATGATCATTAGCTTGTCTATGTTCATTCCCCCTATCACCATAATAATTCCAAAGATGATGAGAATTGCGTAATCTGTTTTTGTCATTGTTCCTGCCTCTTTTGGTATGGTGGGGCTTACGCCCCGTTAATTACAACTTTAGTTGGGCGTTGTATGATTGTTTGTTTAATGCCATCGCGCACTTCATGCGCTTTTACTTTTGCCATGCAAGAAACTTCAGACCCTTTGTCCCAACTATTAGAGCCTTTATAGATAACAACATTACCGTTCTGGTCGCGGCAGATGTTAATGTATGAAAAGCCATACATGCCCTGTAACTCAACGACATGTTTTACCGTAACAGTAAATTTTCCGCGCATACCTACTTCACCAATATATGATGACTTGGCATCTTGAGCCGCCCATTCAGCAGCTTGCGCTTTGCGCTGGTCTAAAATTGCAACCATCTTATCGCGCATTTTGTCAGTAGGTTTGCCATAGCGCGTAATGCCATACTGAACTGCACAGAAGAAACCAGCGTCTTGCTCTGAGGGGTATCCTTCTAAGAAATCAATAATTTCTTGTGCGCGATCATCGGTTGCAATCCAGTTTTTGCGCTTGGTATTTGCAGCATTAGCCATTTTACGCGCAGCAATAGCGGGTTCATAGTGATGCTCATATTCGTGTGTTGGATCGTATGCCATGATGGTTTTCCTTCATTTGGTATGCCCTATGTGTAAGCCATGTGATTACACATGTAAACCCCATGATTACAAAAAAAATGCAATTAGACGAAAAAAAATTCACATGGTATAAAAAGTCATGACATTTCCTGTATTTATAAAGGCTAGTCGGACCCGCTTATCTATCTCGAAAGAGATCAGAGAGGTTAACAGGCTGCGAACACGCTATGAGAAGTCCATGACAAGCCGCCTAATGGGGGTTTTCAGGAAAGTGGGCCAAAGGGCTGCGGCTGAGTACGAGCAAACTGGGGGCTTTACAAACGCTATGAGGCCCATGAGGGGTGAACTAGAGCAAGTGTTTCGCGCTCACTACACCGCAGTCATCGAAAAATTTGCAGATCGGGTCTATGACAATCGTAAGCAAGAGCGGTTTTCTCAGTTCGTATTCCAGTATTACGAGCAATTTGCGGGGGAAAAGATCAGGGGTATCACGGCAACTACGGGTCGCCAGATACTACAGGCTATCAAGAGTGGAGAGAATGAGGGTGAGGGCGTTGATGCAATCGCCAAGCTGATCAAGCAAAAGACAGGGGGCGCGGTTGGTCGCGCAAGGGCGGCAACTATAGCGCGGACAGAAACCCATGCAGCGGCGTCCTACGCCACGCACACAGCGACAAAAGAACTGAACCTTCCAGCACAGCGCAAGCGCTGGGTAAGTGTCTCAGACGGGCGCACACGCGATCATCATGCGGCGGCTAATGGTCAGGAGGTTGGGATAGATGAGAAGTTCATTATTCGATTTAGGGGCGCAGAGATCGAAATGGAATATCCTCATGATGGTTCTGGAGGCGCAGCGAACAACATCAACTGTCGCTGTCTGGCGCTGTATTTCACAGATGAGGATGCGCTATTTGATAGCTTTGGCGATGAGGCACCTACCCCTGTTGAGGTTCCAGATATTGAGGAAGTTCAACCACAACTGGACGAAATCCCTGCGACAGTAGTTGCGAATTTTGTTAGAGATAAGGCGGTAACGGCTGATACGTTGCCCGCAATCGGTAAGGCCAAGGCCACAAGAGATTTAGATGCAGCACTCAAGGCGGGACATATTGATGTAGAGTATGCGGATGAATGGGACAATATAGGCACGAATTGGAGGGGAATTAGGTCAAGTTCTGATCTTGGTAAATCTGGTTTGCGCAGCTTTAGCCAAAGGGCGGTGGAAATGGTTAGCTATGTTCACACAGTGGAACTTTCTAAGTTAGCCCAGAAAGCGAATGTCCCAAATCTCAGACGAATACAGTCCGCAAGGTCCAAGAACATTAATGGATCAATGGGCGGTGGGGTGATGAACCTACAGAAAGATGCGATTGAGGCATATGTCACTGTGGGGGTTCGCCGTAATATTGATGACATTTCAGCGGATATGACCGAGGCTAGAAAGGCCAGAGGTGGACCAAAAGAGGACTTAGATGATTTCATGGAGGCTCAGCGCGAAGCGGGTGTGCGCTTCAGTGAGTACAGACAGAGTGAAGAATATGCGCGTTTATGGCGGGCCTATGAGATTTCTGATGATAATTATCAGGTGCTTTATAGGGAATACAAAGAAGCGCGGGACGCAGCAAACCGTGGGGCGGGGCTTATAGCCACATATAGAATTGGTGATGACATCAAGGATAGGCCGTGGTCTACAAAAGAATATTTCCCTGATGGATTGGATAAAGTTCGTTCGTTGATGTATCACGAATTTGGACACCACATTCATCAGATTAGGGGTCTTGATGCGGACTATGCGCCACTGACATCCCCTATTGAAAAGAGATTGGACGCGTTTTGGAAGTCAACCGCAAGATCGGAAAAAGAGCATTGGTCCCCAAGTACCTACGCCATGAGCAATGAAAAAGAATATTTCGTTGAGAGTTTGGTTATGTATCTATTTGACCGAAAAGACATGATCCACCCACAGATGATAGAATTGATTGATGAGGTTCTAGGTGAATAAAGAACAGATAAAAGAAACTCTGCGTTCCCATGTCCAGTTATCGGACATCGAATATTTTCGTCTGAAAAATGCCATAGCTGATCTGGATGATGATGATGATTTAAAAATATCAGCATATGCCGCATTGGGCCAAATGGAGGCCGAGGGGCTTGCGCCAGACATCGCATACTAGCCTTTGACCCAATATAGTGTTATATGCTAAGCTACATGCAAAATATGCTGTAGAGGTGCATATATGCCATTGCCAAAGCCTAGTTCGGGCGAAAGCAGAGATGATTTTGTTAGCCGCTGTATAGGCGATGACAAGGTAGCAAGTGAGTTCCCAGATCAGGGCCAGAGGGTCGCGGTCTGCATTAGCCAATTCGAGGGCAGTAAAATGAGCGATGAACAGGTTGATCTACAGGATCAGGTCGAAGATCAAGAGCATAAAGCGGAAACGCTAGACATAGCTTTTGAATATAAGGCGCATCATGACGAAGAAGAAAAGGGCGTGTTCACGGGATACGGCTCAATATTCGGCAATAAAGACCTTGGGAATGACGTTGTTGTAGAGGGCGCTTTCGCAAAGTCGATTGGTAAGAAGGGCGCAAGGGCGGTAAAGATGCTATATCAGCACCGTCAAGATGAGCCGATTGGCGTCTTTGATGAGATCATAGAAGATCGCCGTGGCCTAAAGGTTAAAGGTCGCTTGGCAATGGGTACACAGCGCGGACGCGAAGTATATGAACTAATGAAAATGGGTGCGCTTGATGGGCTGTCAATCGGCTATCGCGTAGACCCAAAAGGGGTTGATTATGATGAGAAGGGCAAGCGCCGTTATCTCAAATCAGTTGACCTTATGGAGATTTCTGCCGTTACATTTCCAATGAACCCACGCGCACGGGTTCAGGCGGTGAAAGGGGCAGAACGCACCGTTCGTGAATGGGAGGAACTTCTGCGGGATGCAGGTAGCCTATCGCGTAACGAGGCAAAGGTTGCCGCATCAGCGGTCGCCGTGGCACTGGAACAGCGGGATGCTGTAAAAGAGGAAACGCCTGAAGTCCTTGATGCGCTTTCGCGCTTCACAAATATCCTTAAATCCTAATCAACGGAAGGAACTTCTCATGTCAGAAGATCAAGTAAAAGTAGCCGTTGACGCGATGGCGACAGCTTTTGAAGAATTCAAATCTGTCAATGATGCGCGTCTAGCGGAAATCGAAAAGAAGGGTTCAGCGGACCCAGTAACAGAAGAAAAGTTGGCAAAGATCGAAGCGGACCTAGACCGTTTTGAGACAGTCAACCAGAAGCTACAGCAAGCCGAAGCAAAATCGGAACAAATGTCTGAAGCACTTTCAAACATCGAAACAATGTTGAAGCGCCCAACTGCACAAGTTAAGCACGACGATATTGATTTTGCTGTAAAGGCTTGGGACAAGTGGTTGCGTAAAGGCGATCAAGGCTTGGACGAAATGGAAGCAAAAGCACTTACAGTTGGCACAGCGGCAACTGCGGGTAACTTGGCCCCTGCGGAATACGTCAATGAAATCATCAAGATCATTGAAGAATTTTCACCAGTTCGTTCAGTAGCTCGCGTTCGTCAAACAACGAACAAAGAGATCGAAGTTCCACAGAAAACAGCCAACTTTGCTGCGGCATGGACTGCGGAAGGTGGATCGCGCACAGAGACAACTGGTTACACAACTGCGTTGAACACTATCCCAACACACGAACTATATGCCCTAGTGGACATTAGCTCTCAGTTGCTAGAGGATAGCGCGTTCGACATGGAAGCGGAAATGAACCTAGAGTTCGCAGAGCAATTCGCAAAAGCGGAAGGCAACGCATTCATCGCGGGTAATGGCACAAACAAGCCAACAGGTATCACAAACGGTTCAACAGTTGGTTCAACAGCGGCGGCGGCTGCGGCAGCTATCGCAACTGATGACTTGATTAACTTGATGCACGATATCAAAACACCTTACATGTCTGGCGCAACATTTATGTTTAACCGTCAAACATTGGGTGAAATCCGCAAGTTGAAAGACACAGCGGGCCAGTACATCTTCCAAACTGGTTTCTCAGGTCAGTCAGGTGTTCCAAACTCAATCTTGGGTTCGCCATATGTTGAGGCACCTGATGTTGCAGACATCGCAGCGGATGCAAAATCAGTGATCTACGGCGATTTCCGTCGCGGTTACATGATTGTGGACCGTGTAGCTCTATCAGTTCTACGCGACCCATACTCACAAGCATCATCTGGCAACGTGCGCTACATCGCCCGCCGCCGTGTTGGTGGTGAGGTTGTACTTGCTGAAGCAATGCGTGTTCTTACACACCCATCTTCATAACACTCACGGAATGGGGGGCTATAGTGGCCCCTCAACCACACAGGGATATACCAAATGAAAATAATGATGACTAAATCAGCTAAAGGGATTTCACGCTCAGATGGCGCAGCTACAATGGTATATGAGGCTGGTCGCGAATATGAGGGCAAAGAAGATTGGGAACTTAGAGTTTTAGGCGGCTTTGTTAGAATGGGCGTAGCAAACGAAATCGGCGGCAACGCTGGCCCCAAAGAGACAAAACGCGCCCGCAATGAAAAGGGTCAATTGATTGCGGATGATCCATCAACACCAGATGTTAATGAAGCATGGGAAGGTGGAAAGCGCCCAGCAAAGCGCGGTAGACCCAAGAAAACAAAGGTATAGATTGGAGACATAGGCTATGGCTGGTTTAGAAGTCGTTACGGGGCCAACAATAGAGCCTATCACAATCAACACAATCAGAGATCATTTGCGGTTAGATGAGTTGGTCGATGACATCCAGATCAATGGATACATCATCGCAGCGCGTCAATGGGCCGAGAATTATACGGGTCGTTTCTTCATTCAACGCACTATGCGCCAATGGTACGACACTCACCCAGCGGGGTATGACAACCTTCAGGGGGGCATGATGACGGGGCATCAGTCCTACTTTAGCAATAGCCAAGTCTTAGAGGTTAATTCTACGCCAATCATATCAATTGATAGCATTAAGTATTACAACGATGCTGGCACTGAAAGCACTTGGGACAGTACCAACTACTACACAGACATTGTTTCCGATATTGGCAAGATTGTCTTGAAAGATGGTGGTTCTTTCCCCACTGATTTGCGGAAGCAGAACGGTCTAGCAGTCAACTTTACAGCGGGGTATGGGGCGACAGCGGCTAGAGTTCCACAGGCTATCAAGGTGGCGATCATGCAGTACATCACGTTTCTGTATGAGCATCGCGGAGACTTTGAGCGCTTCCCGCCACCACAGCCCCCAGCGGTACTTCGGACATTGCTTAGCCCGTACAGGGTAATGAGATTTGGGGCTAATCCTTTTGGTAATCTTGTGAGAAGTGGTGTTGCCTAATGAAGATAGGGTCTATGCGCCATAGGATTACGATCCAAAGATATAGTCCAACATATGATGATGCTGGCGGCTCTAGTATTGCTTGGAGCGATGTTTCGCAGATATATTCCCTTATACAGCCCTCAAAGGTCCAAGAAAGCCTATTCAGTGAGCAGATGCGAGAGGTTACAACGCACCTGATTACCATACGTTACAGGGCAGATTTGACCCACAAGGACCGCTTGTTCCATAGCGTGACACGCGCTGGTACTACATTCACCCGCACCTTTGCAATCAAAGGCATTAAGGACGTAGAGAATAAGCACCGCTTTCTGCAAATCGCGGCAGAGGAAGGTGTTCCGACATGACGATTAGGGCCAAGACAAAGCGTATATCAAAGCGGGGCGTTGTTCTTGGTAAGTATGATGCTCAATTGAAGCAGATTATTGCGGCTGGCGGTCAGATGGTTATGAATGAAGCCAAGGCATCAATTCATGCGACAGGTTCTGCGGGTCGCACTTACCAGAAGTACAACCCTAATCGCGTACACACTGCATCATCTGCGGGCAACCCTCCAAATACTGATACAGGTTATTTGGCGAACAATATTTATTTGCAGATTGATGCGGATGGTTTAGGTGCGGATGTCGAGAGTAGAGCGGATTATTCAGAGGCACTTGAGTTTGGTACAAGCAAAATGGAAGCGCGTCCGTTCCTTCAGCCCGCATTAGAAGCCAATCGTCGCAAAATCATACGCATGTTTGCACGGCTTAAATCCAGAGGTGTATGATGGGCTTTCACTCTTTCGAATTACAAAAATCAATTTACAGCGCTTTGAACGGGAGCGTTACGGGAATAGATAGCGCAAGTGTGTCTGTCTATGATGATGTACCAGAAGGTACGAGCTATCCTTATGTGGTGATCGGTGAGGAGAGTACATCAAACAATGGCTCTAAAGACCTAGATGGTTTGGAGCATACGATTACCATTCATGCATGGTCCCAATATCGCGGTAGACGCGAGATTAAAGAGATCATGGAAAGTGTCTATTCTTTGCTTCATAATACTGCTATAACTATATCAGGTGCATCGCTGGTGAGCATACGACAAGAGTTTAGTACGACACTAGCGGAGAATGACGGAATAACGCGGCATGGGGTGATGAGATTTCGTGTCGTTGTGTTTGATAACTAAGGAGTAATCACATGGCGGCTCAAAAAGGTTCAGCCCTCTTACTAAAAATCGGCGCAGACAACACCTCTGCGGCAGCTTCTGACACATACACTACAGTCGGTGGCTTGCGTTCAACATCAATCACTATGAACGATGAGGCGGTAGATGTTACTACCAAAGATAGTTCTGGTGTTCGCGCATTGCTTGCAAATGGCGGGGTTCAAACCTGTTCAATTTCTGGGAGCGGCGTATTTACAGATGCAGCATCAGAAACAACATTGCGTTCAGCGTTTGGCGCAAGTGACTTTCATAACTTCCAAATCATTGTCCCAGACTTCGGAACATACACAGGCGAGTTCATGGTTGCATCACTTGAGTATGCGGGTGAGTACAACGGCGAAGTTACTTACTCTATCACACTAGAGAGTTCTGGCGCATTTACATTCGCAACAGTTTAAGGATTAGAGCATGGCTTGGGAAAAAGTACAGATACATCACAATGAGGTAATCTATCTAGGCCATGCTCAAGGTAATATGTTTTCTATTCCCTGCACCTCTGGCCTTGGCGTTGGTGACAGCTTCAAGGTTGGGGGTAAGGAATATGAAGTTACATCTACATTAGATGTGGCAGATCGTGGCGAAGTGCTACTTATAAACACAATGGAGGTCAGAGTTGACAAATCCAAAACGCGGAGAGTTCCGTCTAAGTCTGGGGAAGCAGACGTATAATTGTAAACTAAACTTGGACACAATGATGCGCATTGAGCAAAATATAGGCGGGTCATTGTTAAAATTAGCAACCAAAATGCAAGAGGCTGATATTAGTGCTGCGCAAGTGGTTTCTATATTAACGCCTGTTATCCGTTCAAGCGGTAAAGACATAAAGGATAACGATGTTAAAAAGTTGGTCTGGGATGCGGGTGTAACAGAAGGTGTTCGTGCTGTGGCTGAAATCATAGCTTTCATCGTAGGTGGCCCAGAGGAAGATGTTGAGGGAAACGAAGAAGTGACGGTGTAAAACTTGATGAATTTCCGTGGGATGATTGGTTACGATTAGGACTTGGTAAAATGCGAATGACCTCTGATGAGTTTTGGAATAGTTCGCTTACTGAATTCATAATGGCTATAGAGGGTTTTGCAGAGTTTCATTCGAGTGGTTCACCGTCACCGCTCACAAAGAATGAATTGGATGACTTACGAGAAAGGTATCCTGATTAATGGCTACTACTGTTGACACCCTCTTGGTTCGCATTGAAGCGGACATGGCTGATCTCAAAAGGGATTTGGCGAGAATTGGAAACCAATCTGAAAAGGTTGGTAGCCGTATGGAAAATTCTTTCAACAAGGCGGGCCGTGCGCTTACTGCATTGGTCGGTGCGGCGGGGTTGCTTCAGTTCGGCAAGGGTGTTGCAAATACTGGTATGCAAGTTGATGCGCTGCGTATCAAAATGGAAACCATGTTTGGTAGCGCTGAACAGGGCGCAGAAGCGTTCGATGCATTGGACACGTTCGCCTCCAAGGTTCCTTTTTCATTGCGTGAAATTTCTATGGGCGCGGGTCCGCTTTCTGTTGTTGCTGGTGAAGCAAAAAACATGAATGAGCTATTACAGATCACAGGTAACATTGCTGCGATCACAGGTAGACCGTTCAATGAAATGGCAGTTCAGGTTCAACGGGCCATGTCTGCGGGTGTTAATAGTGCAGAAATACTTAAAGAGGATGGTATCGCTGCGATGATGGGCTTCCAAATGGGGGCCACGGTTTCAGTAGAAGAAACGGTTAGAGCATTACAAGAGAACTTCGGCACTGGCGGTAAGTTCGATGGTGTGATGAACAAGATGTCCAAGACCGCACAGGGTTCGCTGTCGATGCTTGGTGATGCATTTTTTCAAATGCAAAAAAGTATATTTGACAGTGGATTGAATGATGCGATCGTTCAGATTTCCAGCGCTCTCAGAAATATTGTAGTTGCAGCTACGCCCGCGCTTTCTTTGCTTGGGAGCATGGCAAGCACACTGGCCTCTGTCTTGGCCCCTGCGTTGCAATTAGTGGCAGACAACATGGGTGCGCTCATTGCGCTTGTTACGATACTCACAGTAAGATTTGTTGCGCTTAGAGCGGCTGCGGTGGGTGCTAATGTTGCAATCGCCGCAATGCCATTCGTAGGTGCGGCTGCGGGCATGGTAAAAGCTAGGCTTGCGGCGGGCGCACTTGCGGTTAAAGTAGGCGGGCTAAGTTCTGTATTGATGATTTTGAAAAGTGGTATATCTGCCATTTTGGTTGTTTTGAGAACACTTATAACAAGGTTGTTTTTACCCATAGCGATTTTGGTTGGTTTTGCAAAATTGGCAAATGGTCTGTATAAGATTTGGCAGCGTTCAAAAGATTTGGGCGATATGTTCAAGAATTTGAAAGAAGTATTATCAGCCTTTGTAGAGAATGCGAAAGATCGTTTCGAAGTTGTAGTTAACAAAGTTAACGTAATAAGATTACGAATTAAGCAATTGTTTTTGGGGCTGGTTCAGCAAATCGGACAAGCGATTGTTGATAGTATTAATGTCATTGTTCAAAAACTGAACGAAAGCCAAGTATTTAAAACTTTAGGATTTGATCCACTGCAAGAATTGTCTGGACCAGACATGTCTAAAGTACAGGCGGCTACTGAGGAACTTACTGGCGCAATTAAGGAGTTAGACAATTCACAGAAAGATGCAGAAGCTAGTGGTTCAAGATTGCGCGATATTTTAGTAAAATTTGGCTTAATCAAGCCGCCCCCCAAAGAGGCAGACCCAGAGAAACTAAGCGCGGACATAGGTTCACTTACGGGCGCAGTTGGTGATGCGAAAGAAAAGCTGGACCCAATAATAAGTTCAACGCTGTCGGCGGTTCAAAGCATGTCTCAAGGTATATCAAACGCATTCGCGGATATGCTTACGTCAGGAAAATTTAATATGGATAGTTTAAAGGACGTATTCCGTAGCTTTGTTAAAACAATGATTGCCAAAGCCATCGAATTATTCATAGTTAATAAAATTTTGGGTTCTCTTTTTGGCCTCCCAACTACTACATTCGCCAGTGGTGCAACCGTCTTGGGTAAGGTCGCTACGGGGGGCGCAGTAAATGCAAATCAACCATATTTGGTAGGGGAGCGCGGTCCAGAACTTATTGTTCCCAATTCAGCCTCTACAGTAATGAATAGCAACAACACAAGATCGGCACTTGGCGGCGGCGATAGCACAACAATCGTACAAAACATTAATATCTCTACAGGGGTTCAACAAACTGTCCGTTCAGAGATTAGATCGTTAATGCCAGAGATCGCAAATAGTGCTAAAGCTGCGGTAGCAGATGGTAAGCGGCGTGGCGGTTCATACGGAAGGGCGTTTGCATAATGGCTATAGATTTTACTACACCACTTGCTTTACCCACCGTAACAGGAATTAGAAACATAGAGTTCCGCGCAAAGAACGCTGTCGCATATAGTCAATCGCCGTTTACTTTTGCTGGTCAAGCCCATGCGTACAGCGGTGAAATCTGGGAGGCTGATATAACCTTGCCACCAATGAAGCGGGCGGCGGCAGAGGTTTGGTTATCCTTTCTGATTAGTCTGCGCGGATCATACAATAAGTTTTATCTAGGCGATCCAGACGGAAAGACTGCTAGAGGTTCAGCATCATCAGTCGTAATAAACGGTACGGCGGGTGAAAGGGTTGTCGATGTTAATGTACCTTCAAGTGAAACTCTGAAAGCGGGGGATTATTTCTCGCTAGGTTCTGGTAACAGTATGCGTTTGTATAAAGTTCTAGCCGATTACACGGGTACAGGATCATCAGAGGCAAATGCCTTAGACATATGGCCCGCTTTGCGTGATGATGCATCATCAGAGACAGCGGATATAACAAGCCCTACAGGTGTTTTCAGATTGGCTAGTAATGAGCAATCATGGACAGCCAATCACGTTTCTACTTATGGAATTACATTTGGAGCCTTTGAAGCACTATGACACGCACAGTAAGTTCAGGATTTCTCAGCGCATTAGATAACCCAGAGCTAGAAGTTTTCTATGCGGTAAAACTAGAGTTTGATAGCGGCACACTTAAATTTTGGACGGGTTATGGTGACAAAACAATAGGCAGCGATACCTACACTGGCACTGGTAACTTGTTGCAGATAAGTGAAATTGAGGAGACTTCTGATCTTTCCGCCCGTGGCGCGACACTTAGATTGAATGGCATCGACAACACAATAATTACATACGCGCTTACGGAAGATTATCAGGGGCGGCTTGTTACAATCTATTTAGGCATTGGAACTGAAACAGTAGAAGTGTTTTCAGGCTTCATGGATCAAATGAAAGTAACAGATAGCGGTGATAGTTCTACGATAGAATTAACTGTAGAGAGTAGATTGATTGGGTTAGAGCGTCCAAACAATCGACGTTATACTGAAGAAAGCCATCAATCCGTAAGGGCATCAAAAAGTCTTAGTGGTGACGATAGTATTTTCAGATGGGTTACTAAATTACAGGACAAACAAATTGTTTGGGGCAGGGCTGTAGAAGATGGCAACTCCTGATTTATTCGCTCTTAATAATTACATTACAGAAGTCAAACATAAGCCCTTTCAATGGCACACTAACGATTGCTTTATGTTTACGAACAATGCCTACAGGGCAATGTATGGCGAGGGCTGGGCCGATGATTGGGTTGGCAAGTATATCGACAAGAATGGTATCTACCTAAAGCGTGACGCACTGCGCAAGGTATTCAAGTCTAATACACTAGCAGATGCAATAGATACCAAGCTAAGTCGCATTCATTACACACCCCCAAAGGGCGGGTTAGTTACTACAGACAAGATCATTCGTAAGTGGGTGATTGGTGATGCTTTAGGAATATCTCTCGGTACCAAAGCTATCTTTGTAGGTGAAAAAGGACTAATATCTATTCCGATAAGCCTCATTAGAAATGCGTGGATTAAAGAATGAAATATCGTCTTGGTGATATAACAATAAAATATTGGAACGATTGGGATCGTGTTCCGCGTATGCCAACTGTAATTGGCAACATCATTCTTGGAGCCTTAGCAATTCAGGCACCATTAGCGGTCGCATCAGCCGTTGGATATCTTGCTATCGGTCTTGTAGCATCATGGGTTATGCCATCTCTGTTTAAAATGCCAGATATGGGTTCATTTGGTAGCACAACAGGATTATTGGTAAATTCTACAGCAGCAACCGCGCCACAGGAAATTGTGTATGGGAAGGTTCGCAAGGGTGGCACGATTGTATACCGTGAAAGCACTGGTGATAAAAACGAATTTTTACATACCTTGATTGCAGTAGCTGGTCATGAGGTAAACCGCATCGGTAAGATCAGTGTTGGCGGTACAGAATATGACACCATCTACATCAACGATGAAATATATGAAATAAACTCAAGTGGTTATGTTACTGACCAAAAATATGACGAAAGCAGTGATGCCTTTGTAGCAGATAATAAATGGGGCTATGATAGTTCTGACAGTACGTCAAAGATATTAATAAAATACTTTACTGGTGCAGATAACCAAAACATTTATACAACTCTTAGTGCTTTGACGGATGGCCCAGAATGGCAAAATGGCGGTTCTGGTGACGATACGAATTTTAAAGGGCAAGGCATTGCCTGTATTTATATCCGCACAGAATTTAATGAGGATGTGTTTGTTGATGGCTTTCCCTTGTTTACCACTATTGTCGAAGGTAAAAAGGTTTACGATCCCAGAAACAGCACAACTTCTTACTCCGCAAACGCTGCGCTTTGTATCCGTGATTATTTAAGCCAAGGTTACGGTTTAGATAATACAGGCGACATGAATGATACTTCTTTTGAGGCGGCGGCAAACGCCTGTGATGAAAGCGTATCACTAGATGCTGGTGGGTCTGAAGCAAGGTATGAGTTGAATGGAGTTGTCTCATTAGACAGAAACCCATCAGATATTCTAGCAGATTTTATGAAATCATGTGCTGGCACTTTATTTTGGGGCCAAGGGGAATGGCATCTAAAAGTGGGCGATTACACATCATCAGTAAAAACATTTACGCTTGATGATTTAAGAGGCCCAATCAATCTTAACACGAAGCACAGTCGTAGAGACAATTTCAATATTGTTCGCGGCACATTTAATGATGCTGAACAGGATTATATTCGCGCAGATTATCCAGAGCGTCGATCAACAACATTCATTGCAGATGATAACAATGTAGAGAACGTACTTGATCTTCATTTGCCATATACAACATCTAGTGCTTGTGCGCAGCGAATAGCGAAAATGACACTATTTAGATCACGGGAACAGATGACGTTTACCGCTGATTTTAGCATTGAAGCATTCCAAGTAGAATGCGGTGATATTATTGCACTTACAATAGAGCGTTATGGCTGGACTGCAAAAGAATTTGAAGTTGTAGGTTGGCAATTCAAAACAGACGGTGATGCGGGAGATATGCGGGTTGCGTTAACTTTGCGAGAAACATCTTCAGTAGCATTTGATTGGAACCCAGCGGCAGATGAAAGCCTAATAAAGTCTAATGATAGTGAACTTATCAGCGGTCGCAATGATCTAAGCGTTTCAAATGTAACGGTTACAGATAAGGGCAATGTACAAGAAGATGGTACATTTGTAGGTCAGGCTCTTGTGTCGTGGACTGCATCTACAAACCCATATGTGAGCTACTATGAAATTCAATACAAAGACGTAAGTGAAAGTTCATACCTTTCTATCACAGTTCCATACACAGAGAGTTCTGCAATCATTGGTTCCTTAGAGGTAGGCACTCAATACAATGTTAGAGTTAGAGCGGTTACATCGTCTTTGGCTAAAGGGGGTTATGTATCCGCTACACCATACACACACGGCGGCGATACAATTGCACCCGCAGCGGTTGGGACAGTAACCCCTACTGCAATGATTAACGCTGTTTCTCTTGATTGGGCGGGTGTCACAACAGACGAAAATGGAAACACCCTTTATGACCTCAAGGGATATAACATTTACCGTGCGGTTACGAACTCACAGCCCACTAATCCCATAGCTTTTGTTGCGGCTGATAAGTATGTAGATGGTGGCCTTACAGATAGCACTGAATACTATTATTGGGTGGCGGCGGTTGACCATTCAAGCAATGAAGGTACGGCAAGTGCAAGCGGGGCGGTTACTACGCTTGTCGGGGCTTCTGGAGAAGATGGTCAATCTGTCGCCTTGGTACAGGTATTCCGTAGGTCGTCAAGTTCGCTTTCCGCGCCTACTGGTGGTAGCTTTAATTTCTCTACAACAACACTAACTGCGCCTACAGATTGGTCTGTTTCTGTGCCAAGTGGTACTGATGCAATTTATGTAAGCCAAGCTATTGCGTCTATTGAGGGGGCAACGGGTACTGATACAGAATTAACGTGGTCTACTCCTGTTTTATTTGTGCAAAATGGCGCAGACGGAGCGGCTGGGGCGACTGGGGCGACTGGGGCTGATGGCGCGGTTGGGGCGACTGGCCCAGCGGGTGCAGACGGGACAACAGGAAAATCTGTCTATACTGCGATCATATTCCAACGCGCATCAACGGCACCTACATCAGCCCCTACAGGCGGTTCTTTTAACTTTGGCACAAATACCCTTACTACACCGAGCAACTGGTATGAAGATATACCAAGCGGCTCAGACCCCGTTTACGGCACAAGAGCCACATTCTCTATTTCGGGTGATACAGGAACGGATAGCAATCCAACATGGTCAACGCCATTTAAGATCGCAGAGGACGGTGCGGATGGTTTAGATGCAACTGGAGCGGATGGCTTATCAACATTCCTTGCTTCAGTCTTTAAGAGAAGTTCATCAACGATAAGCAGCGCACCAAGTGGAGGCAGTTATAACTTCGGTACTAATACATTAACCGCTCCAAGTGGTTGGAATGCATCAATCCCTAGCGGGTCAAACCCAGTTTATGTTTCTACTGCACTAGCTAGTGTTCAAGGTGTTACAGGGACAGATAATTCACTTGGATGGACAACCCCTGTTATTCTTGCACAAGATGGAGATCAAGGTCCGCAAGGTGACACAGGGGCTACGGGTCCGCAAGGTGACACAGGAGCTACAGGTCCACAAGGCAATACAGGGGCTACGGGTCCGCAAGGTGTTCAGGGCATAGATGGTCCAGCGGGTCCACAAGGCGACACGGGGGCGACAGGCCCGCAGGGACCAACAGGCCCAACAGGCCCGACAGGTCCAACTGGTCCATCTGGAGATGATGGTTCAAGATATGCAACGGTGAGATACTATCAATCAGCGGCATCAGCACCTTCTACCGCTGGTTTGAAAAATAGCGTTTCTTACACTTGGTCAACTGGTTCAGCAACAAGTTCATACGGAAGCTGGACTACAGCAACGCCGACAGTAGCCGCAACGTCTAGTAATAAACTTTGGTATGTAGATGTTGTTTTCATAGATAGCACAGGAAGCGCAACAAGTAACACTGGATATTCAGTTAGTACTGTAACGCAGCTATTTAATTTCAACGGGCTTGTTACATTTACTAATACAAGCGGATCAACTTCTTTAAATGATGCTTTAGCAAATGCTTCTACGACAATTGATGGAGCTAGAATTTCCACAGGTACGATTGATGCTGATGCAATCTCAGCAACCACCATTACCGCAGACTTCTTTATCGGGGCTGGTATTACAAGACTAGCTACAGCTACAACCAACAACAACCAAACTACAAATGGTGTCGGTAATTTCCAAGGTTGGTATAGTGGGCTATCGGGAAATACTTCTGTTACAAATGTTTTATCCTGTTCATTAAGCGGTGTTACTCAAGGCTCTATTATTTATGCAATATTTAATGGTGAAGCTATCAAGAACGGAAGTCAGGTTGTTTCGACTGTTGTTAAACTTAACTGCACGGGGACAACATCGTTAGAAAGTTATGGACGTAATACAGAAAGTTCGAAAAACAGTAACGCATTAATGAAGCATAGTATTCTTCGTGTTGATACAAGTGCATCTTCAGGTACTGTAACTGCATCTATTGATCTTAGGGGATCAGGTAGTGGTGGTTCACACGGTATTCGCGGGACATTGATGGTATTTGAGGGGTTAACCTAATGACTTGGATAATATACTCAGATACAAAGGTAATACGCAAAGCCGAGACAGATGAATTTTCTGCAAGCGTTGCCGCTACAGTTGATGGCTATCAATACACAGCGGATACTTTTCCAGATTATACCGTAGATGATTTGGAAGTCGTGAATGGTGTTGTACAAGTAAAAGCAACATGGGAAGCTGACCGCGCTGCTGTTTTATTGCAAGATCAAAAGGATTTTTTGCGCAGTGAAAGAAATGAACTTTTAAAACTATCAGATTGGACGCAAGTTCCAGACAGTCCATTGACAGATGCAAAGAAAACAGAATGGGCAACATATCGTCAGGCTTTGCGTGATCTGCCCTATACTACTACAGATTTTGCTAACCCAGTTTGGCCTAGTCAACCAAGCTAAAATCGGTTATTATCCACTGGCATGTGCTAATTAGGAGAAATTCGTCATGGCAACATTAAATGATCGCGTCTTTGACAACGGACTTACTGTTCTTGACACAGAAGCAAATCGTATCGATGTGACCTCACAAGAGGCTACAACATACACAGAAGCAACATCTACCTACACACTAGGTAACTCTACATCCCTAGCAATCGGCGCACCTGCTGATCGTTCTGGTGGTGGTCGTGAAGTTACCGCGTCTGCTATTTCTGATGGCTCTATCAGTGGCAGCGGTACAGTGACACACTATGCAATCGTAGACACATCGAACTCGCGCCTATTGGCTACAGGTTCTTTGTCTGCATCGCAGTCAGTAACAAGCGGAAACACATTCAGCTTGGCGTCATTCACAATCGGCATTCCTGATCCATCATAAGGTTTTCTAAATGGCACATCATGAACTTAGTGCCGTTTCTGATGAACACGGTAAAAAGATTGAAAAGAATGGTTTTTCTGTAGACGTA